ATGGCATCTTATAGCATTCAAAAACGCGAAAAAGCCGACGGTACTGTGCGGCATCGCTGCCTAGTTCGTGTAAAGAAAAACGGCAAAATATTATACACGGAGCAACGTACCTTTACCAAATATGCCGCTGCGGAGGCATGGGGTAAAGATCGGGTGATTGATATTGAGTCAAACGGGTTTGCTACTGAGGATACGGCTCCTGTTACATTGGGCAGCATCATCAGCAAAGCCCTGACAGATGAAAACATCGACAGCAGCATTGGTCGTTCGAAGCGCTTTTGTTTACGGCTGCTATCGGATTGCGATATTGCTAAATTGAATCTGACTGATATTAAGCCACACCACATCATCTACCACTGTAAATTACGACGCAGTGCAGGCACAGGGCCATCTACCATTGCAGTTGATGTAAGTGTGATCCGATGGCTGCTACGAATCGCTAAATCAAACTTTGGGCATGAGGTTTCACAAATTTCGGTTATTGAGGCTTACGACGCACTGTATAGCCAAGACTTGATCGCTAAATCGGGCAAGCGTTCGCGCAGGCCGACAACGGATGAGATTGAGAGGTTAAAAGTTGGATTAGCTGCAAGAGCAGATCAACGGGCTGCACACATCCCTTATATTGATTTGCTGGATTTCTCGATACTGAGTTGCATGCGTATTGGTGAAGTGTGCCGGATAACATGGGACGATGTAGATGAGGCACAAAAGGCCGTGATCGTTCGTGACCGTAAGGACCCGCGCAAAAAAGCAGGCAACCACATGTTGGTACCACTGTTGGGTGGGGCATGGGAGATACTGCAAAAGCAGCCGAGGAATGATGCGCGGGTTTTCCCCTACAATGAGCGTAGCGTTACTGCAGGGTTTCAGCGGGTGCGTAACGAATTGGGAATTGAAGATTTACGCTATCACGACCTAAGGCGTGAAGGTGCCAGCCGGCTATTTGAGAAGGGCTATAGCATTGATGAAGTGGCGCAGGTGACAGGCCATAGGAATATCAATACACTGTGGCAAGTGTATACCGAGCTATTCCCTAAGCGGTTGCATGATAAGGATGTTTAAACTCATTAAATAAGGATTTGACATGACTGAATATTCAAAAGGCCAGCTTGATGGCAAAGTGATTACTTTAACTGAAGATGGAAATCTAGTTGCTAAAGGAAAAGTGATTAGTGGTAATACTGCAGGGATCTTCCTCGATGAAGTTGGATATGTTGAAGAGGGATGTGGTGTTAAGAAGAGCCATAGTTATCAAGATATTCAGCGTTACACCATTGAAGTTCATGGTGAGTAAACACTTTACCTAAACATCTATCTCCACAAATGGCAAGTCGGGTGCTGTTCCTAGCACCCTGCCGTCTTGTACATAGATGTGATCGCCTACTGTTCCTGAGCCAATGGCGCGGATAGTGTGGCCGCTGGCACTGCTGGCGGTAACAGTGCCATCGGCGTTTACGGCAGCTACAGTCATGATCATCCGTGGCAATACTAACGCTGTTTGAAGTTGTTTAAGCATGATGCCTCGCTGGCTGTTAGCAGGGTTACGCGATTGAGCGGATCACTGTAATGGATTGTTCGATATCGATATCACCGCGATCACTGACGCTGGCACGGATGCTCCAACTGTCACACGTTCCTTTAAAGACGTCGGCGCCTTCACGAATACCAATCAACATGCCAGGCGTTGCGGGTGGCAAATCAACCATAACGGGCAAGGATAGCGTGACGTTGAGCTTGTCGCCTGTATCTGCCAGTGCATTGGTGCCAGCGATGCGCGCCGCTTGGTTATCGACGATCAACTGAGCGCTAATATCCGCAGCGGGAATATTGCCCGCGCTGCCGGTGCGTTTCACCTTAGCGCTAATCCCCTGTTGTTCACCCCGCAGCCACACTACATCACACAAAGGATTGCGGGAGACTGATTCGCTGTAATTGGTGATCACAGCATCGTGCACTGTTAGGTCCGGTACCGCTGTTGCCATTTCCCACGGCACGGTTGGCCAGCGTGGAATGATAGTGAGTTTACGGGTGGCATCATCCGCTAAGATCATGCAGCCCAATTGGCTTGCAGCTTCATTAATCGCGTCGATAGGCGACTTGTTACCCACGCTGAACGCGCCTGCTGGTACGCTAAAATCTGGTATCCCGCTTAGCTCTGCTGTCCAGCCTGTGTTTTGCAACAGATCACCGATAATACCGCCAAGGCTGCGCAAGACAGTGTTGGTGTAGCTGATAGGCAAACGATAAGGCGATGACAGCTCTGCGGCGCGTGATCGGCCTGTGCTGCTGTGGGTTTCAATCCCAAAGGCTTTGCTGGCGCTTGGCTGCTCGGCAATGGCATAAAACTCATAACCGTTGATGGTGATCAGCAATAGCTCATTATGGGCGCGCTGCGCATCGATACGACTTGAGAACTCAAGGCTAACCGACCTCGCCCACTGCCCACGGCTTTGGCTAATGCTCACACTGGTGATCACAATCGGTAAGCTGTCTGATACTCGCACGCATGTGATCGTTGGCTGCATTAAGTAGTACCTGCGGATTTGTGGTTCAATCGGGATTTTAAAATCGATATCGGGTAATGGTGGATTGGCATCGATGAGGCCGCCGCCATCGTCCCAGTAGCAATAGTTCGGTGAGGCCGTGAACCGTAAAACAATAGGGTTTGGTTGTGTAGATAATGGCTCGGTGAATCGAAGTGTGACCTTGCCAACGGGTGGGCGGTACTTGGTAGAGCAAACCCAGCGCGGTTCGTGGAAGCCCCATTTAATCGACTTTTCATCATCTACCACAATGCCACGGTACTGAATAATCAAGGGGCTTTCTTGGTCCTGACCGTCTATCCATGCAACTGCAGTGTGTAACTGGTGCGCGGCAATATCCAACCAGTTGATTGAGGATTGTATTTGATGCTCATCGGGTACAACCCAGTTCAAGCTTAATGCGATTTGGTGATCAATTGGCAGCGACCAATTAATGCTGGTATCAGCTCGAACCTCACCCTTATTCAACCAACAGGTCTGCAATAGCGAATCATTAGCTACACTTGAAGCCCACACTGAAGTGATGTTGACTTCACTTGAGCTGTAGCTCAACCAAGGTGACTCAGTTTTTGATTCAATATCACTTGAAAATTCAGCCAACATCAATGCTTGTTCAACGGCGTCCAGCGCAAACCAACCTATCCCGCACTCAATGCCAAATGACCTGTCAATAACAACAGGCGTATCAACAAACCTGAGCTTAATAGGTGGTCGTCGGGCAACCCATGTGTCGGTAAACCGTATTGTTATCGCTGTCATGATCTGATATTCACAAGATTGCCGTCTATTATCTCAGCTTGTACACCATCAGCAAACTTAGCGTTGTAAACAAGATCATCGTCCATAATACCAACCAGCAATTCATTATTGGTTGAATATCCTATTGGTACTCTAAAACGGCTAATACCTGTGGGTGATGCTCGGCTGACAATGAGTAGCGCCAATGAAGTCCGATCAATTAACACTATTCTGTCGGCACTTCTATCGCCGTCAACTTCAATCATTGCTTGAGCGGCCACTGCTGGCTTATACACAATGGCATGGATGATACGATCAGGCATACCACACCTCTTTGTTTATCCAAATATTTTGATGGGTGCGCATGAATAAAAGAGTGTGTTCGACATTATTAACCTTCAGGTCAAGCGGCCACAACTCACTTGCGAAACCTATCAATGATGCCTGATATGTACCCGGCACAAACCCTCGACATGGTGGCCTAGTGATACTTGGTATGTATGTTGGGCTCACCTGAATCAATTGCATAGGTGTTAAAATCATACTGACACCGACACTGGACGGGGTTTGAGTATATCGGTTAAGTGCAACATCGTATGGCAAACTGACCTTGTATTGGGCAGTGCTAGGTGAATTGTCAGCATCATATAGCCATGCGAAACCAAATGAAGCACCATAACCAAGTGGGCTCACAATTGAATTGTCATTAGTGCTGGCAGATGAGCCACGCAGTTGAGTGAACATCCCCGCATCATTAATATCCAGCGTATCCAAATCCCCAACAAAAAACGCATAAGCATATTGAAATGTTGGGGACGTACTAAAGCTGTATGTACCTGTCACCCCCGGATATTTACAGTAAATGTGGAACCAGAAACCACGCGATGTCCCAATCAATTCCCAACCAGAACTTTGTAGACTTTTCTGCAATTCATATGTTGCATAGGGTGAGCTACTGATCATTGTGTCAATGTCAGTCATTGACTTACAAGTTTGTAACCGAAAATCAACATTGTCACCGTCTGCACCCGTGGAAGACCAGACGCGCATATAACCGCCACTACCTTGAGTGGCACTGTTACGAAATGCAGCTTTTGCTGTAGCAGCGTCTTCATATTCCAGCGTCCAACCAAGTCCGGCTTTACTTCCGTAACCATTGATCAGACACTTTTTAAACAAGTTGATAATCTCGCTTGGTTTATGGTCAACCAACTGCGGTGCACCCGCATCGTCCCAACGATAAACAGTTACTGGTAATCCCATTACATACCTCTATTAAGATTCATTGCCACGGAACGCGAGCACGGCGCGGTCGGTGGTGATTTGACTGTGACCGCTTTGCACTGTGCGCAATAGCATCACGGGTTTACTCGCGGCATAACTCATAAAACGAATGGCCTCGCCCGCTTGCCAGCCGCCACCAAATGCGCCGGAACGAATAATAAAGTACGGCTGCAGGGTTAGCGGGTTAACGGGGGCAAAGTCATTAAGCGTATCGCCAGTGGCAATTTGGCCGAGGCGACGACCAACACAACGGAATGCGGTTGCTGAGGTGAAGATCAACACCCAGTCCTCGTTTACTGCAGTGTCGTTACGGACCTCAATGGGGAAATCAACGGTATTCATGTTGCCTGTGGCGGGTGCGCCATCGAGGTCCCAATTGTTAGCCCATGCACTCATATCCCGCACAGTGCCGATACGGGCCTGTAAGTCACCCAAATTTTGCACACTCGATACATTGGCACCAATGGGATAGCTTTGGCTCAGAGGGGCAGCGAGGATTAAGGCTTGCTCTTGTACGTCTGTCACTAGCGCAATTTCGCCAATGGTATCGGTGAGAATGAATGGCGCGGTAAAGCCCGTAAAATCGCTATTGATAGTGACAACACCTGTCGCTTTAACCCATGTGTAATGGGTATTAGCCAGCGTCCAAAGTGATTTACCATCAGCATCGGTAATATCAACAAAACGTGCATTGGCGCGAGCGTTGTAAGTTTGGGCTGGCGCTGGGCTGCTCAATACTTGTATTTCAGTCTGTTGCACTGAAATTGTATTCCACGCAGTAAACGCATTCACCACACCGCCGTTCTTAATCCGTAATGGATTAAGCCCGTATAGTTCGGGTGGCGGTGATAGTGTGACAGTCTCAGTTATATCGTAACGTAGTGATGACAAGTAAACACGTTTGGTGAAAGTGAGTGATACCGCACCATTTACGATTGTACCGCTTACACCTGCACCTGTGACCACACCTGCACTATCAGAGCTTGCGCTCATTACTGTGTCATCGGTTGCGGCAACGGTAACATAGAACGTGTCGAGGATTGGCTCGTTTGTCTTGAGAATAAACTCAACCGTTAAATCGCCTGGCGGTGTGACTTCACCTGGTACTGTTTCAACCAACATACAGTTATAGGTGTAAGTGAAATCGCCCCTGAAATCAGGGTTTTTAGTGACCACACCTGTAGTTGCATTCACATACGCAATGATATTGCTATTACTTTCAATCAGCGGTACGGCAGTGATATTTGATACGATAACACCACTGCCCATCCGAATGTCACTTACACCGTATGATGTGTTTACAAATGTGACTCTACCGCGCAATTGCCCGTTAACCATTAGTCTATTGGCCGGAAATGGAGCCGCACTATAATAAATGTCGTACTTTTCATCACCTATATAACTGACACCGATACTATAACCGACTGGTGGTGTGTATCCGGTAAATATCACGGTGACAGTTGTACCAACAACACTAACACTAGCGTTTTGAGCCCATGCACCTGTGTATCTGACATTTTGCACACCACTGTCATTAAACCAATTCGATATTAATAGGTCGGATAGTTCGAAAATGTAGGTACTTTGACCTGAAACAGATGGTAATGATACGGTCTTGTAATACATCGACGGTATTGTACTCGCACCGCCCACCACACCACCCTGCGAATCTTCGACACCTTCCAAAGCATTACCAGCACTGACGGATATAGACTTAACTTTAGGTAACAGTTCAACAATGGTCGATTCGACAGCAATTGTTTCGGTACTTGTTGCCGCAGTTATTTTAGTCACACCGTGATATCTGATACCGTCATTCTGTGATGTGTATCGCAAGTGAGTGCAACCGCTTTGACCGTTGATTGTGATGTCATAGTTGGGAGTGTTGAAAGGTATGGCAGGTTTGAATTTAACCATGCCACCCTGACCACCTGTAACCGTTTCCAGTATCTCGCAAAAATGTTCAAAGCGAGGGTACAACTGACTTTCAGCACCTGGATACTCAACAGAGATAACCACTGTTTGACCTTGAACTAATGTAACATTCACCCAACTTTCAACACCATTAAACATATAAGTTGATTGTAGGTATGACCGAGGGAACGTATCTTGTCCTGCAAGGAAGCCAACTAAACGGTTGCGGATCAACTGGCCAGCACGCACAGATGATTCCAGAATCTCCACCATATCTGTCATGCGGTCAGCATCATCAAGCGTAGCGGCTTCAGCGATCAATAAACTGACCAGATCATCCGTTGGCTTTTGGCTGATAAACACATGACCATCGAGCAAAATTGATGTATCAGGGGTATCGACTGCAGGGTAACACTTCACAATATCAACCGCTGATTGCGCGTGATCTATGTCAGAAATGGCGCGAAACAGTTCGTTAAGCTTGCCAGACTCAACCGCCAGCTTAGTACGTTGTCCACCCGCATCATCGCTTGAGCCCAATTGCTCAGGCTTAAATACTTTTAAATCTAAACGGGAAATAGTCATAAACGGCCTATAAAGTCAGAAACTTAAGAACCACGTTAGTGAGCTTTTCAAACCCGCCAACTTCGTCAAATAAATCTTCACCCGTTATGGGTGAGCCTGCAGTGTTATCCCAAACCACGTTGTAACTGGTGCCTTCATAGGCCAACGTGAAGGCGGTTAACGTAATGGCGGCATGGGCTTTTAATTGTTCAAACTCAGTGCGCAGCATCCATCCCGATTTGGTGCCTAACTCCATGGCAATACCGGCTGGAATAATGGTTTGCTGCACCAAAGGCGCACCGTTTAAGGCACGCTTCATATTGGCCGCAACGCGGGGCGTGTTGTCGCGGTTTAGCCACAGCAAATCCACCGCGATATCGATGCTATCGATGGTTGTCATAGGGACCTTTAATTAAATGGACTAATAACAGGATTGGCTAACCGCCAACAGATTGCAGACGTTTGATCTCGTTCATCAATTCGGTGACTAAGCTGCGCTTCATTTGGGCGTTAAAGGTGCTATTGCCAACCTGCAGTTGCAGCACTTGCATATCTGAAGTGTTAGCCACAGATTGCGTGGTAGTTTGGGTATTGGCTTGCGTGTTAACGGTAGCAGTTGCTTGAGTTTGAGCCGCAGCTTTAGCAGTCGTAGCACTGGCTTCGGCTTGCTTCTTCGCCTCGGCAGCGCTTTGCTTATCGGTTGCTTGCTGGGCCTGCAGGGCCTTACGTTCTAAGTCTTGTGCCTGCTTAAGATCACTAAGACTTTTTTGTAGTTTATTGATGAGCTGACTATCACCGTATGCTTGAGCTGTGGTGATTAAATCGTTCACTTCCTTTAGCTCACTAGCAAACTTACGCTCAGCAATATCCTTCTGGTTACCCAAAGCGGTATCGAGCCGATCTTGAATATCCATTGTGGTTTTATTAATTTCATCGGCCAATTCTCTAAAGCGTGAACGGGCTTCATCGATCGCTTTGTTGAGCGGAACAAGCTGATTGTCAGAAAGCCTTACAACAGAGTTATTAGCGAGATCAGCAAGTTCACCTAGCTCTTGCAAGCTGAGTGAGCCACTCTCGATTTGAGTGACCCAATCACGCATCCGAATGGCATTATTGATTTCACGTCGTTCGCGTTTTTGATCAGCACCCGCAATTTGATTATCCAATTGCGCTAACCTTTCGGTCATTGCTTGGATAGTGGCATTTGAGTAATCGTATTCGGTATTCAGCGAAACAATCACATCACGAGTGGCGGCAGCACTTCCCCTAAAGTCATCGATCGTACTTAATTGTTCCGCGATAACTTTAGCATTTTCAATACCAGCGGCAGTATTATCCTTAGTCGCCTTAGTGTTTTCCTTCGTTGCCTCGGTATTTTCATCTGTCTTTTTACTGCTTTCCCCCACCACTTTATTGACTTCACTCAACGTCCCTTTGAGTATTTGTGATTGAGCATCGTACTCTTGCTTAGTTAATAAACCCGCCCTGAAATTTCGATCCAATGCTTCAAGCTGCGCTTCATAGTCACGCTGCAATATCAACAGTTCAACATAGGTCGCTTTCTCTATCTTGGATAGCTCAACAGACTCGCGCTTCAGATCAGCAAGGTTGGCTTCTTCCTTTGCCAACTTAGCCTTGATGATAGTCAGTTCAGCCGAGGCCTTACTGTCATCTTTTAAAGCCGCTTCAAGATCACGAACCTCTTTCTCGGTTCTTAATATTTTTTCTTGCAAGTCTAACTGTGCATCAGACAACAACCCTGTCGCAGCAATGGATTTGTTCGACTGCTCAACGGCTTTAGTGTGTGATGCCGCTAACTCTTGCAGTGAAATATTTAGTTCTTTTTCGGTCAGCAAACCCTTTTCGTACTGAGTTTGTAACTCTTTACGCTTAGCAAGGAACTCGGTGGTTAACTCGGTTTGAGACTTTTGGAATTTATTGTTGTTGTCAATTTCGGCGCTGTTAACCTTTACCGACTCATTCAACAGCTTAAGCATGTTGTTGTAGGTTTCGGTGCTAATCAAACCTTTGTCATAGCTATCATGCAGCTCAGCGGCTTTTTTCTTGGCTTCCTCGAGTGATAGCGCCTGCGCTTTTAATGCAGAAGTATTTTCAGCCGATGTGAGCGTCTGTTTGGTCGTAACATCCACCCCCTTGGAATCAGCCTCGGCTTTATCCTTGCTCGCTTTAGCGGCACGCTCCTTTAATGCCGTTTCAATTTCTATTTCACTGTTTGCTCGGTTTATGGCCAGCGTTAACTTGCGATAGAGATCTTCCTGTTCGGCATTATATTTATTTGCTTCAAGGATGCTGCGAATTTGCTTTTGCTGATCTTCACTGAGTTTGCTTATAGCAAACCCATACTTATCCATTGTGTCATTAAAGGTTTTATAGGCAATGGATGACTCGCCCGCTAAGCGTTTATTAATCTCATTAATATCATCAACATCTTTGCGTATAGACTCCTTGGTTTCCGTCATTTTCACGCCGATATCAGAGATTTTTTTCTGTAAATTTGAGGTGTCAATACCCGCTAAAGATTCGATATTTTCAGCCAGAGATAAGGCTGCATAAGTAGTCCCTTGCAAACCCAAAGTCAGCGTATTGAAAACAGAGGTAATATAATTAACATCTAATGCCATTTCATCCAATTTATGCAGAACAACATCAAACGCGCCGTCCGTGAATAAACTGGTAAAATTATTGGCAGCCTCTAATACCCCACCAAAACCACTGACAATCTCGGGGAGGTATTCTGCAAGCTTAACAGCGTAATCATGCACATCGTCAATCGCCTCACCCGTACCGCGAATAGAGCTATTAACCTTGCTCGAAAACACCTCACCAATACTTGTGGTTAAGTTATGGAACTTGTTTTCTAAACGGCCAATGGCTGACTCTTGGTCAGCATAGGCTTTGGCCGCTTCTTTCATATGGTAATCGCCAGCAGCATAGGCTTTATTGCTTAGCTCTAATGCCGTTTTTAGGCGGTCAGTCCCATCGGCTAATACGGTTAATACGCCTGTCGCCTCAGTGCCATCAATGCCCATCGATTTAAGGGCATCAGAGACTAATCCGCCTTCGGCCTTAACCTTTTGTAAGCCCTCAAGGAATTTAACCAATACCTTTTCAGGCGCGTCACCAAGATCTTGCTCAATCTGCTTAGCGGTTAAGCCCGTGATTTTGCTTAAACTCTCAAGTGAATCGCCGCCTTTTTTACTGGCCTCATTTATCGTTGCGCCTAAACGTTGGATTGCAGTGCGCGAGCGTTCCGCTGGTTGGCCTAACTCGGCCAAGGTGGCGCCAAAGGCTGCCGCCGCTGCACTGCCTAAGTTAATCTCGCGGGTTCCCGAGACTAATTCCTTGGTCATTTGTACAATATCGGCCTCAGTCACCGCAAAATCGTTACCAAGCGCAACGACTGAAGAAGATAAATTTTGAATTTGCGGAATGCCTTCGCTGGTCATCCCCAAGATACGCGCCAACATGGTGGCCGCTTCATCGCCGGCTAAGTTTGTCGATAAACCCAACGCATCAGCCGCAGCAACTAAGTTAAGGATATCCTCCGTGGACTTAGTGCCCAATTGCCCCGCCACTTCGGCCATTCGCAGTAATTCATTGGTGCTGGTTGGGGTAACCTTTTCGCCCAGTTCCTTGAGCTCAGCGGCCATTTTGATTACGGTTTCACGGGCGTTACCTGTGGTTTTTTCCACTTTGGTAATAGCGGCTTCTAACTCACCGTAGTTTTCAACGCCACTTTTTACCGCTGTCACGGCTTGCTGGGCGGTGAGTAATGCCGCATACGCTTTCGCTAGAGTTTGTACCGCTTTGGTGGTTAATGCCGTTTGAGCATTGGTTGATACTGCCACTGTTTTATTATTTTGCAGCAAGGCATTATGCACAGTGAGTTTTTCATTTACGCCTTTAAGTGCCTGCTCTGCCTGTAATTGTTTTACTTTTAGCTCTTTACTGGCATCACCAAGGCGCTCCATATCCACGCCCGCTTTTTGCAACACGGCTTGCTGCTTGCCGAGTTCTAGCTTATTACTGCTAACCGATCTACCCAGTTGGGTGAGTTCCGCGCTGGCATTTTTAACTTTAAGCGCATACTCCGCTTTTTTGCGGCTCGCCTCATCGACGGCATTAGTTAACTGATTTAAACCACTGCGCTCTTGCTCTAGTTCTTGCTTAAGTTTTTCAGCACTGGCTGCAGTACTCCGCTGGGTAGTTTCAAACTGTTTCAAATCATCATTAGCTTTCGCCAGCGCCTTAGCTTGTGCTTGGCTTGCCTGCGCATTATTACCTTGGGTAGCACTTAAGCGCTCAACCTCAGCACGGGACGAGGCAAGCTGGATATCGTATTGTGCTAATTGCGCGGCGGTTTGGTTATATTCAACCTCTAACTTAGCCGTTGATGCCGCAGCTTCACGCTGGGCGGTTTCAAGGCTTTTAGCCTCGGTCGTCGCTTGTTTTTGCTCGCGCTTTAATTGATCAAGGGCAAGGCTGTTGTCGCTAAATGCCTGCTCGTTACGGCTAATAGCAGCGGTTAACTCGTCAATGGCGCGAATGGCGGCTTGTTGTTGCTTTAAATCATCCAATTGCTCATTGAGCTTTTCGCTTTCGCGCCCCAACTCCTGCAACGCTTGCTCAGATTTTTTGGCCTCAGCCGAAAACAGATCTTTGCCTTGGATGGTTAAATTGACTTCTTGATCATTAAAGCTCATTGGTTAGCCTCATATAAATGCACGAAAACGGCTGTGATCGAAAACACTCGACCACCGCTAAATAGGTTGTAAACTCATGGGAATGGGATTAGTTGCGTCAGCTCATTTTTGAGCCAACGCTTAAAATCAATAACTTACAAAAAATTACTAATATGCTATGAACATCAACTCATTTTCGAGTTCATGTTTTAAATCAGTTAACTGATAAGTAAAATTGACAAACGCGCCTTAGCGGGGCGATACTATTTCGGCATTGGCAAAATCCACTGCCGAGATTGACCTCTCGCAATACACAGGCGCAGTAATGTCGCCAGCCTAGTGCTGGTTTTTTATTGCGTGACTTGGCGCACCACTTCTATGGTGAGCTGGGTGGGAGCACTTCGGTGCGCCGTTCCTGTGACGGTAAGGTCAATCCTGTTCAGCTCATCACCAAACAATTGACCTTGTTTTGTGATGATTACTCTCGATCACAGGAGTGTCACCCATGAACCTACAACAGCCTAAAAACACCCCCGCACAACTGGTATTCATTAACGGCCAGCAAACCATTACTAGCTCGCTGATCGTTGCCGATTATTTTGCTAAACGTCACTGTGATGTTTTACGTAAACTAGACCAAATACTTATTGAAGCACCCAGCGAATTTACGTCTACGCATTTTTGCGTAAACCTGCAAAATCAAAAGGTTGGCAATAATCAGCGCGATTTACGTCATTACCAAATGACCAAAGACGGTTTTATGTTTTTAGTCATGGGGTTTACGGGTGCCAAAGCCGCCGAACTGAAGATCAACTTCATTAATGCCTTTAACGAAGCCCAAGCCCGCCTGTCCCGCACCCAAAGCCCGTTTGAACGTCAACGCATGTTATTTACATGGGAAGGCGGTAAGATTGTCAGCTCACAGCCCATCGATGATGATCAGTTTGTCACTCGGCGCGATAAGCTGGTCAACTATATCCGCGAACCACGCTTTTTATCCCTTGAGCAGTTAATCGAAATTAGCGAAGCCGCTAACCAACAAATCGCCTGTATCGCGCGTATTGGCCGCGAGCAAGCACGGCTAGGGTAAAGCGACTGTTAAACGCCCATAAAAAATGGCTACCGTTGGGTAGCCATTTTTTGTTTGCACTGTTGTCTGACTTAGCAGTATTGCTAACTCATTAAGATCTCTACGCCCTGTTTTTTGACGATATTTAGCAACTTTAATGCGGGGCCATCGGGGTGTCGCTTACCTTGCTCCCACTTTTGTACGCTTGATAACGATACATTTAAATATTGTGCAAACACAGGCTGGCTTACCTTGTTACTCGTACGCAACTCTTTTATGTCAGCGGCAGAAAACTCTGCTAACTCAGGTAAGCAAAGCGCGTCAAACTTGCGCATGGTTTCTGGCGGCATGAGACCAGATGCATGTAACCCTTGGGCGGTATTATGTAATGACTTAAGTAAGCGGCTCATTTCTTATTACCTCGTATAACTCTTTATCTTTTATTGCTTTAGCTAACTGAGTGTTGTTGTAACTCAATAATAATTTAGCTAATTCTAACAGCACGGCTTTTTCGGTTTTAGTAATATTATCGCGTTCATTTTTAGCAAAACCAAACATGTAAAAAGCTTTATCTTCAGAGCGAAACGCAATCAATGTCCTAAAACCACTGCTTTTACCCTGATTCAGCCTAGGTACCCGTTTTTTGACCACGCAGCCACCCAGTTTGGCATCGATTAAACCGTTATCCATTTCGGTAACTGCTAGTATTAATGCTGTATCTTCAAGGCCTTCATCATTTGCCCATGATGTAAATTCTGCGGTTTTAAATATGCGCCCCACTATTATTCCTAACTGTAGCACTATGTCCTATAAAAACATATTAGCACCGAGAGGGAGATATGTACAATAACTAGGCTAGCCCAAACGAAATGGGCAGGCCTAGTAACAACCTAATTTTATGCTGCGCTACGGACGAAGAACTTAGATTTACCCGTGGCAACGATTGAGCTGTCAGCGAGTACAGCACCTTCAATATCGAAGCTACCGTAATCGGTACCGATCAAGTCTAAGCCTGATGTGGGTGTGGGCTTCCACTTATAAAACTTCAGCATCCACGGTTTGCCGGTTGAGTCGTTAATACCGTCAACAACCACACTGACCGTTTTGCCTGATTCCGTTAATGCCTGCAACGCATTACCCGCTTGGCTGGTGTAGCCAATGGTTAATGTTTGGCCTGCTGTAATGGCGCCAGTCGATAACGCGCGGATACCTGCGGCACTGACAACATAATCTTCATCAAGTACATAAGTCACATCACCCGCTTCATTTTTAACAACAGGGGCGATACTGGTATCAATCATTTTTGCGGTTTGTGCTAAGCCATCGAGCACAGCGATAATTTCTTCATCTGCGACGGGCGTTGCAGTTAATACATCAATCTTACCGCGCATAGCTAGCGCTAAGTTCTCGTTGTTAAAATCGTAAAAGGTTGCACTTAATTTTACGGATTTAATCAACGTGACTTCATCGGCATAACCCCCACCACCACGGTAGTTGGGCAAGGATTTGGTTTCTTGTTCGATAGCGAGTTTTACGCCGCTCACGTTGCCACAGTCACGGCCATCGATATAGACGATCGCTGAGCCGATGTAACTTTCGGTTACTATTTCACTCATAGTGAGTCTCCAAATTTAACGGTATTAACAAGGGATAAGGTGAACACCGCTAGGCCGTGTTCTTCATGGGCTTCGGGCATGATGTACTTGCAGGGCTCTGTCTCTTTAAAGCTGATCACCGAGGGTAACCAGCTAGGTTTTTCAGGGAAGCGTTCATCTTTATAAAAGGCTTCACGGATAGCGCGCACGAGGTTGATTAGCTCACTGGTTGGTTGCGGATTTTTAGCGAGTTTTACGCCAGCAACCACTTGCAGCACTAGGTCATCCTTATATTTATCAATGCCATTTTTAGCATCAAAGGCATCGGTATACGGCTGCAAAAAGATGAATTTGCTTTCTTTGGCAATGGACTGCACATAAAAACCTTCACGCACAGTGGCGCCGTCAACCAGCCCGAGGCGGTCTAAGATTGCTTGGATCATGGAGTTGCCTCTTAGTTAACGGCTAGCGTGGTGGCCGTAGCGTTCGCGTAGATGCTTAATAATTGGTGCTTCAATGTCTGGTAGCACACTTCTAAAACTACCCGCAACGGACGGACCATAGAGTGGTTTTGGCACCTTCGTATTCGCTTTTATAGCTTCTTCTTTTTTAAGAGTGCGCCAAGAGTTATCGCCGCGTTTGCGAGAAAACATCACTGTATTATTGTTAAAGCCAATAACGGTAAATGCACCTTTGAACCAAATCTTTTGATTCCTTAATGTGTTGACCATAAAGCCTTTGTTCATTTTAAGTGCAAAGTTATTTAACGAACTTGGCTCATAACGGGCTGATATAAATACATTTAAATCACTAGGATTTACACTGAAGGTCATGTTTTCATCAATGTAATCTCTGGATTTAAAACCATATTTATTGAAAATAGCATTCACAGCCATTTTCTTGGCAAATGGTCCAGTATCCGCAAGCGCCTTATTGATATTTGGCGTTATCTGATTGCGGATGCGGTTTAGTTCATTAGTGACTTCTTTAAGCCCTTCAATTTTTATTTTTGCCATAGCTGAGCTCCGATGGTCGCTAAAGCGGAATATAGATAAAGGTCACGCTGACCGAATCCATGCTTACCCTTTGGGTGAGCCGTCCTTGCTGGGCGCTAATGCCCTCACCTATCGCAAACTCATCACCAGAATTTACCGCCCCTTCGGATTGTAAAAACTCGGCACGACTGATTAGCTCGGGAATATATTCATTAGACGAGGCCGCAATTTCTGCACCGTTATCATCCAAACTCACCAGGCGAGTAAATGGCGCGGAGCCATCGCTTGGGGTAAAAAGGCACGGGTCAGCCAAACGCTGAAACAGTCGCACCATTTTACCCCGCACGCGATCGGCAAAGTGGTTGCCAACGTTAGGCATTGATCTTCACCCAGACGGTTTCGGCGCCATTGCCAGCTGCCAACCACGCCTTACCGACTTTGGTATTGTCGGTGGCGGTGGTGGTCAGTTCTTTTTCGGTGTCGTCCCAATACAGATCAACACCTAAAGCGACCACATCAGTGGACTTTTTCGGTAGCTCAAACACGCCTTCGGTGACGCCTGTACCTTCGGTATCGGCGGCAATGGCGCCAATCGCCACAACTAACAATGTAGCCAGTAATACTGCTTCACCACTGGCAACTGCGGCGGTGGGCGTAAAGCTGATGGTCTTGCCATCTTGCACATAATTTTTCATGTGGATAATCCTGCTTAAAAAACTGAATGAAAAAGGGCTATCGTTTGATAGCCCATTTATGTCGGTTTAGCGCTGTTTACACGCCTGTTGATTTCACCAAGCCACGGTAATCAAGCGGAGCCACACCCGCATCGATACGCACTTTGGTGGCTACGCCGTCGATAGTGAAGCCTTGTTGCTGTTCAATGTAAGGCGTGTCGATACCATCAAGATAAGCCACCTCAATGGTGTCGCGGCCTTGGCCCGCAGAAAGGAACCACTGAACCGTGCTGTTATCATCTAAACGAGGCTCAGCAATCACTTCTGCAAAGTTTTGGATTGGGTTAGCAATACCTGAATTCACATCGGCACCTTTAACAGAACTGGACTTAATGATCTGGTTAAACGAGGTTTCAAGCGCTACAGGGCACAGTACAAACTCAGGGCGAATATTCAGGTGGCGATTACCCGATTTTTGCTTACGCATTAACATGCGATTAGCATCGAGGGCCGCCACACTTGGCGCACCGGAACCTATGTTGCCGTGTTCATTATGGAACAGCGTTTTGCCATCAGCCATTGCGGGGTTTTTGGTTAATACCGCATATACCAAATCGCCAATGGTGCCTTTGGCGGCAAAGCCCATTTTCATTGGGATATCAGTCAACATACTCATATCGTCGTTGATAATGGCCTGACGGGTAATGCTGAACAACTCGCCATAGGTAGCCAGCGCGATTTGTTGCGCATGGTCGCCAACGGTGACGTACTTGTATTCCGCACCTTCACGCACTTGGCGCAGGCTATTAAAGTCACCAAGGCCGATACGTTTGGCGATATTAAAGTTGCCTAACTGGCCTTTCTTGGTCCAACGCTCAAAGGTTTCTTCGGCGGTTTCCCAGCCCATTAACACTGATTTATTAGCTACATCTAACAGGATATTGCCAAAGTCGCTTGAGCTGTGGGTAAAGGCTAAGCCGACCATATCCATTTTGTTGAATCCAGCGCAGCCGATACCGCGATCTAACAGTGAGGCGCGTGCCAACTCAAGCATGGTGTAGCTCGAATAGTTGTTGCTAGCTTCAGCTTTTGCATGGCCGGAACGCGCCATTAACTGAGCACGAATAGAGTCACCAACGATATTGCCGTTACCCGCATAAATAGTCGTGCGAGGTAACGTAGCGCACGGCGTAGTGTTCTCACCCAGCTTTGCCAAGATCATGTCTTTGGCTTTATCAGCATTGATGTTGGCATCGGCAATACACTGGTTTTTTAACTCGGCTAACTCAGGAAAGAAAGCAAATGCCGCATTGATACCGTTCATACGCTCAGTATTAAACGCAATCGCAGCCGCTTGAATAGCAGTGGTATCAGGTTGATTTGTGGGAGCAGGAACCTGAGCACTCACAATCGGAGCTGGCGCAGGCGCGGGTTGTGGTGCAGGCGAAGGAATGTTTCCCTTTGGTGCAAACAGGTTTTTTAGATGTTCAGGCATATTGGTAAAATCCTTAAGACGTTTTGAATTAAGTGATGCCGCCATTTGCAGCGGATCGGTGAGGGTGTTGGCAAAACCTTTTTCCACTGCTTCGCGGCCTGTTAACCATGTTTCAGCGGCTAATAAGGCGTGAAGTTCATCTTCGGGTAAGCCTGTTTTGTGTTGGTAGGCGCCCACTAAATTGCCTTCAACCTTATCGAGCAAGTCGGCGTATTTGCGCATATCTTCGGCATCACCGAGAGTTCCGCCCCAAGGCTTATGCACCATCATCATGGCGTTTTCAGGCATGATGACTTCATCAAAAGCCATGGCAATCACACTGGCCATCGAAGCGGCAAGGCCATCTATGTAGCAAACTTTGTGCGCTGGGTGGCCTTTGATCATGTTGTAAATCGCCATGCCTTCGAATACATCGCCGCCTGGCGAATGAATACGGGCGGTAATGGTGCCCACTTTGCCTAGGGCCTGTAGATCACGGGCGAACTGTTGCGCACTAATGCCCCAGCCGCCAATCTCGTCATAGATCATTAACTCGGCATTACCGTTTTGGGCTTTGAGGCTATACCAGCTATTGGCGGGTTTATTACTCTGGTTCAGCGTTGCGACGGGCACGCTCAGCGCTCCGCTTGGCAGCATTGCGCTTAGCATTGCTGATGCTATTGGGGTCTTTTTCACTGTTAGGATCTCCTAGCGAGGGGTCGGGGTCATTGGCCGTGACCATGTTGTTTTCGCGGTTGTAATCCACCTCACGCTTACGCTGGCGTTTTACTTCTGCAGGATTACGGCCACGGGCGCGAGTCCAATCGGCCTCGGTTGCGACATTGGCAGCGATCATCATTTCCCAGCCTTCGGCCTCTTTACGTGGGTCAATCCATGGCATGGTGGGCCCGTAGTACACGGCATCAAATAAGGTGCGCATGTCGATATCTGGCGGTAGCACTAATGGGTCCTGCTTGTTGTGCATTTCCATTTTGAGAAAATTGCGGAATACAGGGCGCGACCAGCCAGCACAAAACCACTGCTGCATAATGCGGTTGGATTCGTCTTGCTCAACCAGCTCTTGGCGCTGGCTTGAATAACTGCCTTTGTAGTCACGGGCAATGCTGGAATAGCTGCCACGGGTACCAGCTGCGGCGGCTTTTAATTGGCCGTTACGAAAATCAACTAAGTGCACATTAGGCCGATTGGATTCAATCATGCCCACATCTTCACCGGGCTTGAGATCATCGAAGGTCATGCCAGGGGCAATGGGGATTTCGCGGCTTGACGATTCACTACTTGAGTCAGGAACAAACATGGCGGCATCACCACGCTTGATGTAAAACGCCAGCGCGGCGGCAATCCTTGCGGCGACTCGCTCGGATTCTTCATAGTCTTTAATATCACCAAGGCGGGTTAAAATGCCGTGGAATAACGAAGCGCCGCGCAGCTGGTGCAAGCGTTTGAACAAGCCTAAGTGCATCATGCTCGATGCGGGTATCACTTTGGTTTTGTATCGAAAGCCGACTTGATCCGCAGGGTGATCCAGCAATACGTGATAGTTAACCACTTGGCCCCAGCCGTTAACCTCAAGCCCTTGGCGTACCCGCTTTGCTGGTTCGTTTAACTCGTAGGGGATAAAGTCGGCTTCTAAGGCTTCAATGCTGTATTGGGTGCCTTGCTCGTTGGGGTGGCCGAACTTAGCCACTTTACCCATCACATGCTGGCCGAATACATCACCATCACGCAGGGCGCTACGTAACACTAAACGCTCTAATTCAGGGCGACTAAAGCGGCCCGTCACATCACACTTAAGCGACCATGCACCGAAACGGCGTTGAATATCATTGGCTAAGTCATCAAGGATTTCACCGCTAATACTGCGCGGTTGCGGTTCAACCACAATCCCTTGGGCACCGATCACCCTTTCTTCCATGCGGTCGAGAATGCCGATACTGAGGTCGTGGTTTTCATCCAGCCAACGGGCTTGCTCACGCAGGCTTTTACCAGCGGCAAACACTGCTTGGTTGGCCCCGCGACTTTCCTTTTTAGCGCGATGCGTGCGGCTTGGGCTGGCGGCTTCATACCCTTTCAGGTTGCGGTAGCTCATCGCTGCCGCTTCACGCTGTAATGCTAAACGCGGGGCAAATATCGCCAGCGCATCATTGATAATGCTCATGTGTTGCTCCGACTTATATTTTTAGAAGTGCCCTATTAATGCGGCTTGATTAGTTAAAGCTGGCTAACTTAACGCCGCCCTGTGGACGGCTAAAGGCATTTAAACGGCGCTCCCACTCAAGCCGACCTTTGCGGATTTCGCCTAGGTCCTCTGTGGTCATCGTCTTGCCGTTGATCGTGGTTTGCTTGCCGGCCAACACATCAAGCTCGGCCTGAAAGTACGCATCGATCATCTGTTGGCATTGGGTTTGGGTCATGCTGTTATCCTTGGCTTTATGGCATTGACTACAGCCAACCGCCAGAACTGCCACCACCGCCACCGTTTAGGTAAGCAGCATTCGCATTGGCCTGTTTTGCGGCTTTGGGTTTAGGTTCTTTGGGTTGGTCGCTTGATATGGCGATCGGGGTAACTTGTGAAAGCTTGTCGAGGTTGATGCCGAATTTCTCTATCGCGATATATAGCGCGGCCAAGGCGTAAACGAAACAATCTAACGCCTCGTTGCGGCGCTTTTGGTTGTCCCATTTATAGATGATCCGCCCGTTTTGGCGCACCGGCACCTTGCGTTCGCTGGTGAGCTGTTGCAGCTCAACGTCATCACATACCGCTTCGTTTAGCGGAAAGTGAATCGCACCAGGCTTGCGCACATCAACATCAGGGGCAATCCGCAACATCGACATCAACAGCTCTTTGGCGTTGTCGGTACCAACCTCCGTTAAGTAAACACCTTTGGCGGTTCGCTTACGGGGGAAGTTGGCGATCGGCTTACCGTAAACGTTGGCACCTCTAATGGGTATAACCCGCATTAGCCCAAGCTTTTTACTCATAGCGTAAACGTCATCGGTGTAGTGGCCGCCTGAGTCCCAACCCGCGACACCAATATTGAGCACAACGCCATCGGCACGAGCGTAGCTTTGGCCGATACGCTCAGCCACTTTGTCTTTTAATACTTGGCTTGCTGGGTCGCCGTATAAAATAAAGCGGTCGATTAATGCCGCCTCTTTACCTGCGCCCCAGCCCCAAATGCGGCCCTCATAACGGTCGTCTTGGGTGTCGATACCTGCCGTTAAATACACCACCCAGTTAGGCACTTTGCCACTCGGGTACATTTCGCGGCGCTTAGCTAATTCTTCCCACTCTAAGCGTTCGCCGTTGTCGTTATCCCACGGCTGGCCTAACTTAGTGTTGACGAAAGTCTGCAGCTTTTCTTTATCGCCTTTGGCTTTAAAGAACTCAGTAACCAGTTTCGCCCAGCTGTTGAGCGAGTTATAGGCCGACCAGATATGAATCGAGATATTGGGCGGCGTGGTGATGTCGTTTCCATCGGTATCATAAAAGTCTAAAAAGTCTTTTGTGCGGATGTCGGTGTTTTCGCATATCCACACTGCACTGGGGTGCAGCTCCATATCGTCGAGCTGATTGTTTTCGATACAGCAACCACAGTGCTCACACAGATAATAGGCTGTGCTTGGATCGTGCTCACCCTTGGCATTTTTGTGCCACTTAATACCAAAGGCTTCTTCAGGGCCACCCCACTTTAAATCCTGCAGCTCAAAGCAGTGTGGGCAAGGCAAGTTGAACTTAAAATAGTGCGGTGATTCGCTGCAGGCTTTTTCAATCTGGCAAGTACCAAGCACTTTAGGCGTTGAACCGCGGATCGACTTAGGGAACATCGACAGTTCGATACGAGTATCACCAAGCGATGTGGCGTTACCTTCGTGCTCGATGGATTCATCAAAACCCGCTAGCTCATCGTAGATCACATCATCGGTGGAGATTTCGCGATAGTTAGCGGCAGCGGTACCACCGCGCACCATCAACGTTTTGCCATTGGTGAATATTTTATCTTCTAGCGTGCTGTCTTTATGCTTGCGCCCCATCCAAGGTGCAAGCGCGCGCCAAACGGGAATATCACGAATCGCTGTTTCAACGTGCTTTTTCATGAAGGTTTTGGCTTGACCATCACGAGGCTGATAGATCAGCACGTTGCGCTTTTTGTGCTCAATCTTGTAAGCAGCGTTAGCCATCAGCATTTTGGTGTAACCGACACGCGCTGACTTCATTAAGTTAAGCGTGCTGATTTGGTCGTTACCCATGGCATTAAGAATGCCAATTTGAAACGGTAAACTTTCCCACTTGCCCTCGGTGTAAGAGGACTCCGACGACATGTAAAAGTGCTCGTCGGCGTATTGTGAACAGGTGAGCATGGGTGGCCGATAGAACGAACGCAGCCCAGCAGCAACGGCGGCTTTCAGATTTTTAATCTGCGCGGCCGATATACTCATCTAATAAACCCTCTATGCCCTCCGCAAGATCGGCGGCGGTGTTTTGGCTTTTAATCACCTCCGCTTTGATAGCGTCGATTGTGCGTTCTGGAATGTCGGGAAATTTGCGTTTTACCCGTATGTGTATTTGATCAAGCACTGGGGCAATTTGCGCCGCAATGCGATTTAGCACAAAGGTAGCAAAACTAACTTCGACCACTTCTTTGAGGTCTTTTTCGTTTTTAATCTCCTGCCCAACTGCTTGTGCCCGAGTTAAGCGCCAGCGTTCGTAGTCCATATCTGGCTTATCAGGATCATCTTCATCGGGTTTAGTGATGGTTTTTTTACGATCGTTGGCAAGTCTGTTACCCACCACATCAGCCATTTTGTATAAACACACGCGACCGCGCTTGCTGTGTACTGGCACGTCCCACTTATCAAACGCTTGGGTGCTGATCTCAAGGCTTTTGCATAAGTCAGTTTTACTCAGTAGAACAGGCTCGGGTGGTGATGGTTGAATGCGGGCCATTAGGATGCTCCACTTGTTTTAGCAGGGCGGCTTTCAGTTGCATGTCGGCAGCGTGAAGTTGCATGTCGGCGGCGTGAAGTTCTTGTTTGCGCTTTTCGTCTTTTTCTTCTTGTAAGCGCTCACGTTGACGGCGAAATTCTTGATAAGCAATGTTGCCCAAAAAAGTGAGGAAGGCGAGTAATACGCCAATTAACATCGCCACTTTATCCATAGTAAAGACACCTCCCAATGTGCTCATTAGTGACGATATATAGGCACTCAACGTAAACCCTTTTTGGGTGGCAACATCATTAATGTATGGATTGTTCATGCTGTTTTTCCATTCGCCATGTTTCGAGTTTCTGCCAATCGGTATCACACTTGGCGATCACGGCTAAGAGTTGAATGATGCAATCGGGCAGATCAGCATTAGCGTCTGAGCTACATTCGGCTGGCAGGCACTGGCTCATTAATGATTGCGGCGGTAACACATATTGGGTCTGCTTGGTGACTACGGTGCGCGCAATAGGCGGCGTGCTTGAGCAGCCGCTTAACATCATCAGGCACAACAGTATTAGCCCAACTTCGGGTTTGTTCATTAGCTGAGGTCCTTAGTTTTTTAATGGCGTCTCGCTGATCGGCAAGCTGGCGATCAATCTCAGCCTTGGCTTTAGCGGTTTGTTCATTGAGCGCTAAGACAAAGGCGTAATCCTTAGCAAGCCTGTCACGTTCGATGGCCTGCGCTTGCAGTTCATCGGTAACGACTGTGAGATCATCTTGCAGCATGCGCTGGTTAACGGCGGCAGTTTCGAGCTGCGAGTTTTTTAACGCGAGGTCAGCTTTAACGGCGGTAAGGCTAAGGCCAAGTAGCGTTATCACTATGATGAGCGCTGCGATTAAATACAGGTGCAGCGAGCCCGTGGCATTAATGATTTTGTTCCACATATAAATCCTTTAAGCAGATTGTTTGCTCTTTTGCTCGGCGTTCGACTAAGCCAGGCTGCTTGATGTCACGCGCATAGACAAACCCATTACATCCATGTTTGCCGCAGGCTTCGGTGAGCTGGTGACAAGCGGCCACCCGTTCGCCACGCAGTAACAGCTTGCGCAAGGTGGAGGTTTGAAAGTTACCCGCGCCAAAGTTATAAATCAGACTGAGATAAGCAGCGTGTTCACCTTCGGTAAGTTGCACCGGATACGTTAGCCGCCGCAGCTGCCGATCGGCTTTACCTAAATCCTTGGCGAACATTTCAATGCATTGCTGCTCGCTAAAAAACTGGTTGATCTCAAGCTCAGGGCCAGTGTGACCAAAGCAAGCAGTGATAACTTCCACCGGATCAAGATAAGTGTGCAGAATGGGCTCGCCGTTCGGCGCTTCGACTGGTGCAATTAAGTTAGCACCCGCTAGCGCAACGGCAGAAGTCAGCCCCAATGCCATGAGCCTTTGCTTTAATGACATGGGTCAGTCTCCTTTAAAATGAGGTTAGCCTTAGCGCGGCCAACGGTTAGATCAACGGTGAAGGTAGCCGCCTCTAACTGCTGATGTTTTTAGTGTCTTTCAACGTCCGTAGCGGCAATGTCGAACACCACGGCAACACATACCCACCACGGCCACCATTGCAGCGGCCGCTTTTGTTCAGCTGGGGTTAGCTAACGAGCAGCTATTTGGATGTTTGCGAATAAGAAATGGCGACAAATAAAAAGGGCTCCTAAAAGGAGCCCTTGGCAGACAAATAACGTGCGACTGAATAAATGTAACCTTAGCAAGCGTATACAAATGTACTCGATTTTAAGGGCCTTGAAAGCGGCAAATGTGCCGCATAAAGCGACAAAAGTGCCGTTTCGGAATTTGTAAATATGTGATACATGAAAACTTAATCACAGAGGATTTATCGTTTTACTTATCACTTAAGTGATTTGAGTGATAAAAGCATTTAGCTGAGTTTACATTTTACTTATCACTTAACTGATTTAGCTATTTACAGCGACATGCAACACGAACAATGAGAACCATATTCCCAACGCCAAGAAAATGGTCATCACGTAAAAATTCAGATAAGGGGAAACCGGATGATCGAAGGATCAAAAAACGATCTGGCAAAGTTGTTATATTCGGCGGCAAAAATGACCATCAAACATCACTAGACACACACTTAATAAAATTAATATAAATCATAAAGATAAGTTAGAATTTTGTTACTTGAATTTCTTTGGATTTTAAGGGGCTCATAAAACAACAACCAACCACCCCAAAATTCTCATATGTAGTGAAGCATTGCGCGTCACCGCCCCCGCAGTGAAGGCAGCCGGAAGGACCCGTGATGATAACAGGTCGCATCTAGCCCTGATGATAGCCATTCTCATTTGAGCAGGCAGAGCCTAACCTATTGACAAAGATGATATTTCGCAACCAAACAACTCGTCGCGATAGTACTTGAGTTCCGCTATCGACTCCCGAATATCGGCTAAGGCTTCATGCTGATACTGCTTAGCCTTAATCGCATTACGCTCTACCTCAGGCGCCCAAGCTCTAGCTGCGAGCCCTATTGCTGATATGTCTAGCTGCCTGTAATGCATGTACTCATGAAGCTCAGGCATTTGGCACATGATAAACGAACGATCAAGCATGATTGAGTTACCCGCAAACACCACACCAGTCTTAGCTTTACGGTCATGCTTAGGTATTCCCAGTGCTTTCAGGTGTTCGAGTACCATCTGCTCAGCCTGTGCTAACGATACTGATGAGGCACGAACAGCAGCTAACAACCCACTCTTAGTATGCACATCTATCGCCCACTCATGTGACCTTGCAATGTGTTCATCGTCTTGATGCACAACAATGTGCAGCGCTTCACCCACTTGGTTTAACTCACTATCAGTCACGATAAAGGCCAGCTCAAAGATAGGGTAATACTCCATACCCAGCATCCCATTGTCTAAGCGGCCGTTCAGCCCACCCGTTTCTAAATCACCAAACAAAAAGAATTGCTCCATCACCCACCTCACTTTGCTAATTGAATCTCTGCTCTTCTCAACCAATACACATACGACTTCTTACTGTCGAACCCCATCAATGCCCACTGGCCTTTGCACACGTAACAGGTGCGAATCGCCCGAATACAATTTGGCGATAAGCACTCAATCATCCTATCGAACTGGACCACATGCTTAGGAACGCTCAACTCCCTAACCAACGCACATCCATAAACCTGCACCTCGCCTAACTTATCGCAAGCACTGCGATTAGTGAAACCTTTACCGAGTTCTTGGAACGCCCAATAACGCCCCCAGGCATTGAGCCCAGCACGAAGGGCTTTCATGTTGACCAAGTCATCACGCCCATCGGCAACCAATGTCACTCTTAAATTAGATGGTCTCATTCGCTACCTCCGTGATCTGCTCAATCGATAAATGAAATACATCATCCAAGATGGCAAGAAAATGGTTAGAAGGAACATTGCTTTTGCCGCTCTCCCATCGCTGATAAGTCCGGCGATCCACTCCGTAAATCTCAGCCACTTCATGCTGACTAAAGCCCCTAATACCACGCCCAGTTTTTAGAATGATTGCTGACCGATTGCTCATAAAACCACCTTAATTTGTGCCATTGCATACTCTTGTAAGGCTGATGCAACGATCATCACAGCCACCCACTCGCACCAAGGGTTTGAGCACTCCCAACATTCGCAGACGATCTAGGGATTATCTCGGGCGCAACCTCACTAAAACCGAGCGAAATTAAATGCGCGTGATACGCATCAAGCGCACTCAACATACCCTTATCCAAAGTCGAATGAACATAGGTACGCAAAAGCACAGGCAAGGCATGATTAAGCAACCGCTCACCCACCATAGTATCCACGCCCATGTCTTGGATAATCGTCCGACAAAGCTTACGCAAATCATGCGAGGTAAACTCTTTAAACCGAATCGTCTCACTCCAATAATGCGCAGTGCGCTGGCTAATAGCGCCCACATCACCCGCAAACAAAAACGCCCGCTTACCCACATTTTTAAGCTGCCACTGCAAATAATGCTGGATCAACGCCTTAGCCGTAGGCGTTAACGGTAGCCGGTGCTCTTGGCGGTTCTTCGCGTTCGCCGCAGGAATAAACCAAAACTCACCCGCAAAATGCTCCCATCGTGCTAAACGGGTTTCACCGATGCGGGTACCGAACATCAGCATCAGCATAAACAGCATCGCAACAGGCATAAATGCATCCCGCAACGCCACAAACAACGGCCCGAGGTCCGACTCCATCAAGCGCGTATCTGGCTTAGGTGATAAGGTTAAACTCATCGTCACTCGATACCCCATCAGAGGATTAAGTAATAACAACCTAAAATCCGCCGCCAAACTCAACGCCCGCTTAAGCACATTCACACTCAAACGAATGTAATGCGGCGCATAACCCTCATTCAGCATCAGCTTCACCAACGCACTATCCACCACCAAAAACGACAACTCAGCCAAGGCCACATCCCCCAACTTAGGCAGCAGCTGCTTACGCATAATCGACCTACAGTTATCGCGCCAGCTCGGGCTTAAGGTCGTATTACCATCCAAATAATCCCCATACCACAACAGCAAATCAGTCACAGTCGCAAACTCACCGCGCAACACATCCGCGCCCGCACTGCGCTTAGCCAGCATTACAGGTAAATCCGCTAAAAACGTCTTAATGCACATGCTCGGCCACACGCCTTGCTTCTTCCAAACCGTCTTATCCCCCTCATTAATCACCAAATGCACGCTCGCCTTCGTCCTATCCGCCGTTGCCCGTAAACGCAGCTCAGGAAACTGCGGGTCCCTAAAATCCCGCGTCAAACCGCCACGTAACCAACGGCGCAGCGCGGCATCGTTCAACTTACCCACCTCAACCCCGCTAGCAGCCATCGTTTGCCCCCTTAAGCCCTAGGTTTGCCCGTAAATTGGCAATAATCGATTTCGCCTTTGCCGCCTCAGTCGGCCGCGTCACCGTTTCAGGTAATGCCTTTGGCAACTCAACATCGGTCAACTCGCCACGGCTAAAGCGCCTGCATAACACTTTGTAATTGCGCTCAAACGTCATCAACACATCCTTTTCGAGCCCAGTCGCAAACATCCAACTGCCCGTCTCGCGCACCGCTAAGCGCACCACATCGTGGCTCCATGTATGCTTATCAGGGTGATGGTAATGGCGCGTTGCCTCCTTAAACGCCGCCTCTAACTTGGGCAGCCCTAAATCACAGGCCGTGGGTTGGCACCACAAAGCAAACTGGCGCGGTGTCGGCCAAAACTGCCTATCGCCCTGCTCGCGTCTGGCGCGATTCAGCCCCGCTTGCACTTGCTCACGGCTCGCAATCCCCTGCGCCGCCAAGGTTTTAAGCCACTCGCCTTTGTGGGTCGCTTCGTCCTCAGGCCGTGGCGCACTCACCGGGAACAACACCCGCAATTTGCTAAACACGCTGTCCACAATCGCCATGTCCATTGCCGTGGGCTCAGGTTGCGTCACCCGCGCGCCCTGCCCAACCAGCGGCTGGCGTATCAAGGTCTGCAGTGATTTCATGCTCGTATTTTGCTTCGCAGTCATATCAAAGGATCCTCAGGGTCATACACCGCATGGCGCCAATCCACTTGCCCAACCGCGGCGGCCATCGGTCTTGGCAACGGCGTTAGCCAATGGCGTTCGCGGATAAACTTGGTAATACCCAACACAAACTGGCCGTTCGCACTAAAGCCCCAACTTGCATCCAGCGCCGCAGCCTCCTTCAACCACGTCACCGCCAACACGCAATCGGCATCGGTCAGCTTTTCACCCTTCCACGCTTTCCACGCAGCCGAATCCGAGCCGCCTTTGCGATGGGCGGGATAGGCTTTAAAAAACGCATTGAAAACCGACTTAGCACTCGTTGCTGGACAACTATCTTTTAAAGATTCCTTGATAGGTTCAAAAGAGTGATAGATTCCGGTGCTATCTGGTGGCACAGGGGGTGTGCTATCTGGTGGCATACCTATGCTATCTGGTGGCACCCCTTCGGTGCTATCTGCTAGCACAGGGGGTGCTACCTCGTAGCAGATTGAAATCGTGTAAATATTGGTTAAATTTCCCTTAGGTCCCTTACGATTTTTAATCGTCACAAAACCCATATCAACCAAGGCCGCAATATGCTTTCTCACAGTGCTATGACCAATCTCGCACTGATCTGCAATATGCTGATGGCTCGGCCAACATTCACCATTATCGTTCGCGTTGTCGGCCAGCTTAATCAACACCAGCTTGCGCAGTGGATTACCCACCTTGGCCTTCATCGCTTTTACCATCAATTCCATGCTCATAAGCCACCGCCTAACTGCGCGACAGCCAGCACAAAATTGACGAAATCATCATGTATACGTAACATGTAATCGCCTCTCTTAGGTATTAAGCCCGCGCTCAGTCGCCAAACTTTAGCGGGCTTTCTTATTTCAAAAACTCACATAGCAAAGGAACTGCCATGACTAAAGCCCACCGAACGAAAGAACACTACGAAGCAAACAAAAAGCTTCATTCAGAAATTGGCCAACAAGCCTACTCGCTAGACGTATTTGGTGACGAACTGGCCGAACGCGAAAAATATAAAGGAGTGACAGGCATAGACGCTGTACACCTGTATATCTGCTTAAAATTTTGTTGGAAGCCAAGCGATGTTCGAGCGATGACCGAGCAAGATCTTCGATTCTTACTGACTCAAGAAATGCACAATTGGACTTTGCCAAAAGAAGCACGCGTGTAGACTCGCAATCCGTCGTCTCGGCCTGTGACTTTAAACAGGCCGCTTTACAGCGCAGGATGGCAATATCACTACGAACCATCGGTTCTAAATCCGCCAAACACTTATCACTTAACTGATTTGTGAACATGTCATTCACTCCTTCTTTCATTTCAACAAGTCATTCAAACAAGTCATTTCAACAACTGCCACTTATGCCCATTGGCACACACAGCGCGCTTTGAGCCCGACTTGGTTTGCTTTAAAGCCAAACCGCACTGGCCACACGGCACATCAGCCACCCGCTTAAGCATCACCGCATTAATCTGTGCGCTGTGATTAGCGCGTTTAGGCCGATAACCTAACGCCCGCGCCACTTTTACATACTCTTTCGCAATCCATTTGCCATCGGGCTCCAAGTGCAAACCGTCGCCGATCATGTCGCCCAAGCGGATCAACTGCTGGTGCAGCTCAGCTTTAGCACTGGCGATAACATTAATGTTTAGGTTCGATTGCTGCATCGCTATCACTTCTCGGCCGCGAATTGCGCCGCCTTACCGCCATGACTCGCTAAATACGGATACGCCAGCTCTAACGCCGCCATGCTCGCTTGCGTGGTCGCCGCCGACTCTTTTAACTCGCGGTGCGCCGCCACTAACTGCTCGCGCTTGGGCTCATCGCCCAAATGGATCACCGCCACTTGCGCCTCGGCGTTCTCTTTAGTTAACGACGCCGCCATATCGGCCACATGCAACACATGGCCGTCATTCATACGGTCAGCTATCACCGTTACCCCAGTACAACCAAACACATCATTGAGATACTGCACCCGCAAATGCTCGGGCAATGCCGCCACCAGTGCTTGCTCAACATGAAACAAGCGATCAACCTGCGGGTGTTGGCCTTCGTACTGGCCAAGCCAACGGAACAGCTTTTGGGCATTTATCCGCGCATCGTTGTGCACGTCTTGCGTGCTCGCAAAGCTAATGCCCTCCGCCGCCAACACCTCGCTTAGCCCAAGGCGCTCAACCGCCGCAACAAAATCTATCGCCAGCGCAAAGCGTGTCATCTTGGGTAACTCCAACACCCGATGAATCGTTTTCATCAACAAATTCAAACGGCTGTCATTTTTACGTGAATGGGTTTTCATGTGTACTGTCCTCCTTCAACCTAAAGTGAACCTAAGCCACACTCGCGGGCTTAGGATTATCTAAAACAACAACGGGGTTAACTTTGAGTGCGCCATGACTTAGGCGCTCGATTTGATAAGCGCGGAGTTCGGGAACGTCTTCACCCCATTGGCTAATTGCAGAAGGTTTGATGTTCAAGACCTGAGCGAGCTTGGTTTGAGAACCATAAAATTTGACGGCATCATCTTTTGTCATGAGTTGATCTCCACACTGAGCAAGTAAGTTTTCTTACACAATAGAAAGAAAGGAAACTTATGTCAACAAAAGATAAGATCACTTACATGAAAACACTCGGTCAGCGCATACGCGAAAAGCGTAAAGAATTAGGCATCACCCAAAAAGCACTTGGTGCTTTAGTTGGGGTTTCTGCTGTTGCAGTAACTCAGTGGGAAAAAGATGAGACAGCCCCAAAGGGCGCAAATTTATTTGCTTTAGCGAAATCACTGAAATGTGATCTCAGCTGGCTTCTAAATGGACAAGCCGCTACGAAACCTGAATCCAATGCTGAATGGGCTGGCGGTTTTGACCTATGGGACAGTGATAGTCCACTGGGTGAGGATGAAGTTGAAATCCCCTTTTACATGGATGTAGAACTCTCAGCGGGCGAAGGTATTACAGAAGGTGTTGAGTATAAAGGCCCCAAGCTCCGCTTTGCCAAAAGTAGCCTGAAGCGCCAAGGCGTAAACACGGATCGTGCAGCCTGTGTCAAAGTGAATGGCAACAGCATGGAGCCCGTATTACCCCACGGCTCAACAGTGGGCGTTGATACCTCAGCCACTGAGATCATTGACGGTAAAATGTATGCCATTAACCACGATGGCATGATGCGCGTCAAAATGCTCTACAAACTCCCCGGCGGTGGCCTGCGCCTACGTAGCTACAACACCGATGAGTGGCCAGACGAGCACATCAATAACGAACAACTTAAAAACATTAAAGTGATTGGCAAAGTGTTTTGGTATTCGGTTATGTTGTAAAGCATTTGCAACTCGAAAATAGCTTTTCCAACGTATTGTTGAGTATAACCCTGTTAAACAATTACGCTTATTAGCCAGATTCAGCTTAACTATCCTATTAATATCACCTCTTTTAGCTACAAACCAATCAACGCTCGACATAACTAGTTACAATGGTGCTTAACAGATGTATTTATGGGTATGAATCAATTATCTGGAGATTTGATTAATTCGAGAGCAAAAAAACTGTTGTAAGGAAGATACAGAGCAAAATGGGTCTGGTTTTATGGCCAGCGTGAATCACGCTAGTACAGCGAGATTCCCTAACTCCATTTTGGACAAAACTAGGTTAGTCCAACCACTTTAAGTTAACCTGATATAGATTTTAAAAAGTATCTTTTGCTTAATCAGCGAAGAAATAACTAAAGATCGAGCTAAGGCGATTCACCACAAAGGACACGGAGAGGAGCTAATTCTAAAGCACAGCTCTATATCTTAATGCTTTAATCTTCGCAGCCAAAATCTTTAACTCCTTGTGCTCCGCATAGCGCAGGGCACAGTGGTAAGAACGCTGTTTACTTTCATTAAGCATCAAGTCAAAACCAGATCTCCCCAGCGGAGGTAAAGGGAAGGAATATGGATGAGGGAAAAGAAATGGTTCAGTTGATTTCTATGGGTTTCCACTTAATGTGACTGTATAAAACTAGTTTATGATACATAATTATTTAAATAAAATTAGTTCCGTACATTTAATGTGTCACGACTAATTTCGATGATATCATTTGAAGAAGATGCCTTCTATTTATAAAGGCTGGCTTGATAAATTTTTTATGTTAATCAAGCTGAAGCCATAATAGAAATTCTTCATCAAGCTGGTTTGAGGTAATTAAAGGCTTAGCAAGGAGTTAGCATAAAATACAAAAGATATCGTTGGACGTTCTTTTATTTAATGTTCCTTTTCAAAATTGAGTTTGTCAGTTTTAACTAGGAAATCTTTGCTCAATACTTGCCCACTGTTCTCTAGCCATAGTATTTTCCATCTCTAACAAATGAAAATTTGTTATCCCATTGGTGTTAAATTTAGGATTACAAGTTGCAGTGCTCAAGTCTAGGGGCAAGGCCATTGCCATTGGTAAATTATCACTGGGAATAAATAACAACTTTATAAAAATATATTTTTCAATAGCCTCACTAGCTTGTACTTTATACTTTTCAGATTGGATAGCTGATTCTACAATATAAGTTAAAAATAACTTTGCATGCTCTATTTGTTGTGCACAACGTTCATCATCACCAGCTTTACTTGATTTCATATCGCATATAGCAATATAAAGTTGATTACCATTCTGATGAAAAATAAAGAAGTCACATTGTTTAGTTAGAAAAAAAGCATCATTTTTTACAAAAGAGGAGTACTTAGAGTGCTCTCCGTTTATAAAGTCAGCCTCAATTATAAGGGTATTTCTAAGTTGTTGATCTATCAAGACTCCATTATGAATTATTGATAAAGTTCTTAATGCCGCACCTGAACTACCTTCTACAAACTCTAATTCACTATGGACGTTTATACTAACTTTTTTCTTTTGGAATCGCTTGACAACCTTATTATCGAATATCCCTCTTAATTTATTAATCATCACAACTACTTTCCAATAAAGAATAATAAATTTCTTTAGTATATTTATTATTACTGTTTATTTCATCGTTGAATAATTTCATTGAAACCCCGAACTCTCCAACATCCATTTTGAAAATGCAGTTGTTAGACTTCGATACGACGTATGCTTTTACTTTTTCAGGAACTATAATCGAGTTACTAATGTTTTTATTATCTTTTTTAAACTCGTCTAGCTTTATACTGCTGAGCTTTGAACTTGATAACATTATTAAGTTATTAAGTTCTCTAATAAGGTGATCACTATGTGTAGTAATTAAAACTTTCACACCAGAATTTATCAATGCAGCGATAAGGCGAGCCATTTTAATCTGATTATCAAGGTGCAGATTTAATTCTGGCTCATCTATAATTAATAGCTCACCAACTTTTGCTTCTTTTTTTATATAATGCTCAATAAGAAAAAGAGACTTTGCTGATGATGAAACAACATGTAACGGTATTGCTTTATTGTCACTAGTTTTAAAAGTAATGCCCTTTTCACTAGAGTTAAATTCACCACCAATGAAATCATTTAGCATATCTAAGAGATAAGGCGACTTTTGAATTAACTCAGACTTGCTTTTATTCGTTAAAGACGCTCTTATAGTATCGATATTGTCTTGTATAGGATCGCCATACACTGGGTACAGGCCTATTTCTTTTCTCTGAGATGCTAAATACGACTTAATGTTATTAGCATGGATACTCCGTGTGAGTTTTTTAGCTATTTCTGATGCTTTTTTATCAAGACTAGGCAAAAATAATGCTATACCAGTTCTTTCAGATGTAATTATTTTAGTGTTAGGAAAAATGAAACTAGTTATCCAATCACTTAAAATTGTTGGCGCAACATCTATAGGCGTAATATCTGAGCGATTCAATAAGCCACTATGAGTTGTATACGTGAACGTAATATCTTCATCATCAATTTCCTTTTTCATTTCAATGTCTAGCATCTCAAAAAAACTAGCTTTATATAAAAAAGAAGTACTAACTAATTTTTGATATAATTCAGTATTTTCCTTCAGTGAAAAAAACACCTTCCCTTTATTTGTGAATTGGTTAAATAACTCAATTGTGATATTTGTATTAGCAAAGAAGTTTGAATCTGTGTTAAAAGTATTTTGCAACCCCTCTCTAACAAATCTTGTAGTAAAATCATTTAAATTTAGTGATATATTCAAATTTTTAAGGGGGATGGGGAATGAAATGGCGTCTGACTTCACGCTAGGATTATAATCTTTTTTGAAAAAATCAATAGTGATCTCGTTGATTGTTAAATCAAAAAGACGCTTGGAGAAATCTCTAAGCTCAAATTTTTCTTGGTTTAATAAACCCCAAATGCTATGACTTACATATGTTTTACCAACATTATTTCTTCCACAAATAATAGTTAAATCACCTAACTCAACGTCACCTTCTTTAATTGGCCCTAGATGTTCAAATTTAAATTTCATATGCACTTTAAACCTTAAGATGCTGAATAAATAGCTATTATTACCATTCGATCATAACAGATTTATGAAACTATAAATACAACTTTTCGTGAAGCTCATCACAGATGAACTGATTATAGACACAAAAAATCATCAAAAAAAATAGGACATTCATAAATTTTTATGATTATCAAACCCTTTAAGATTAGCTTTTCTATAGCTAAAGCTTTTTCAGCCTTTTAACCTTTTGAATTGCGAAAATCATTTTAGGGCATAAAAAAGCGATCTGTCTTATTCATAAAAATAGCCTTATTTATAGTTTCACCATAAACCCTCCTTAGTTCAATTGGTTACTCAACATTACCACTCGTTCATAAAACCATCAAAACAAAAATACCAAAAAATAAGTTATCTTTTTAATTGACGAAAAAGATAAGTCAACTTATCTTAAGCCTGTAGCCACTACCGAGGACAAGGAAATGATTCTAGCAAAAGTTCACACCACACCTAAGCAACGCGATGAGTTTCGTCTACTGGTTGCAATACGTTTTGCCTGCTTGATGGCGCTGGCTAAGGGCCACACCGACCCCATGGATTGCCCACGGGTGCAAGCCCGATGCGCCGAGCTGGTCAAGCATTTTGCCTATCACCACCCAAGCCCAGCCTTTTACCGCCAGTTTATTCGCCACACGGGCGAACTCGGGCTCAACTTCTGCCTGCGCTTTACCGAGCCCCAACAAGGCTTGTACGGCAAGGTGATGGTGTGGCGTAACGAACAGGCGGCCACTAACGTGCATCCGCTGCAACTCACCCAAGCGGAGCAACCAACATGAAAGGCATCAACACCGCGTTTTTGCTTATGGCCCAGTTCAACAAAGTGATAGTGCCACTGGATGAAATCAGCAAAGAGTATTTTGGCCTCGAACCGCGTACCGCGGCCAACTATGCCAAAGCCGGCCGCTTGCCCTTAGCCGCCTTTCGCACCAGTAACAGCAACAAAGCGCCTTGGATGGTCAATGTCACCGACCTTGCCGAATACCTCGACAAGCAACGCGACGCCGCCAAGCAAGATCAAATCAACTTAGCGTAATCAGCGGCTCAGTGGGGAGGTACCTATGTTTTTTGTTTACGGCGTGTCCATGACCTTAGCGAAAAAACAAGCGGCCAAGAAGTGCAGCACCTCAGTCGGCGCGCACCCTAACCGCCGTCAACTGAGCCCTGCGGAGTACCAAGCCAAGTTGGATGATATGGCGCAGCACTTGTTTGAAACCATGAAGCCACAACGCCTGTCGCATTCGTTATCGACGCCCGCGCTGTGCCAGCAATACATTGTTTTAGCCATGACCCAAGAAGCCCACCGCGATGTGCATATTCGCTATCACAAGCTATCGGACAAGGTGAACCCCAAAACCAAGAAACCCATCATCAATCTGGTGGTGTTTAACGGCGAAGCCGCAGCTTAGCCCTGCTGATTCAAAAGGAAGGAATAGCGTATGACACACCCAACGAGAGCAACATTTTTAAACGATGTGGCCGAACATCAACTCACCATTCTTAAAGATGATGGGGTGTTCCGCCACATGGTACTCAGCCAAGGCAGCTTTGAGCATCGCTTTGAGATCACCACATGGCCGCAGCATTTGTGCATCAGTGGCGATATGGGCTGTTACGTATTTTCTCGGGTTCAGGACATGTTTTGCTTCTTTCGCCAAAGCGATAATGACTGGGGTGTGAATGCGAGTTACTGGGAAGAAAAGGTACTGGCTGAGTGTAAAACCGACGGCACTCGCGAGTTTGATGCCAAGCAAGCCGATCAACGCCTTGAGCAGTTTTTGCAGTGGTTTGTCGAAGGGCTGGACCCAACGAACGAAGAAGAGGCAGAGGCGATTAACAGCGCGACAAATGCCGTTAAGGAGTTTACCCAAAACCACGAAAACGCCGAGTGGGATGTGGTTTATCGCCTCAATAATTGGGATGAAGAAGATGCGGGCGGCATGACGTTAGATGATTTTTGGGATGGCTGGAAAGACCCTTTCACCTATCGCTTTATCTGGTGCTGTTTCGCGATTGTGTTTGCCATCCGCCAATACGACGAAGCCACCCAAAGCAAGGAGGCAGCATGAGCAATCAACATGATTTTTATGCCAAACATTACCCTTGGCTCAATGCAGATCAACGTGAGTGTTTTGATTTCCTTTGTGACATTCACAACGGCGGCAATCACATGTTTGGCAAAATCCAAGCCTGTGGTGAGCACGGGTTATCAATCAACAGCACTAGCGCGCATTACATGTCTACCTTCGACTATAGCGCCCTCACGACTGCCGTCGTTCTTGCACATGACCGCATGATCCGCTTTCAAATCGAGCCATCGGGCCCGCGCATGTTGAAGCTCGTTGCACATAAGCGCCATCAACGTGAAGGCAGAATGAATGAACGCCATCCCAGCATGGAAGACGCGATTGCCAATGTAAGGAAGCAATACCCATGTGACGAGGTGGCAGCATGAAACAGCGCCCTATTATCTTCAATACCGAAATGGTGCAAGCCATCCTTGATGGACGTAAAACACAAACGCGCAGAATGTTTAAAGCTCAGCCGCATGATGATTGGGCGCCATTTTCTAAAAATGCCGAATGGTATACGCCGACAATCATTGATAAGCAGGGATTCTATCAACCAGCCAATCATGAGGTTTTTGGTGTTAGCGATGAAGATTGCGCGTTTGTTTCACCGTTCGGCACGCTTGGTGATCGGCTGTGGGTGCGTGAGGCAATGACCAAAGCACACTGGCCTGATTTGCATTATGTCTGTGGCGGATTAACGGCAGGCACAGGTGATGAAGATTTTGATTACCGTGGCGCAGAATATCGCGGGTTTATTCCGTCTATCCACATGCCACGCTGGGCGGCGCGCATTCTGCTGGAAGTCACTGTGATCAGGGTTGAGCGATTGAATGAGATCTCAGAAGACGATGCCATAAAAGAGGGTTTTGATCATTCACGCTCAGCCGCGGCGAAATCGGCGGGCTGGTATGAGAAGCCACGGGCGGCATTCCTGCGCACTTGGGAGCAAATCTATCACAACGTTGATGCTAACCCGTGGGTGTGGGTGATCGAGTTCAGGGTGATCAGTACCACAGGCGGTGCAGCATGAACCACTTACTCCCGGGCTTTGAATCACAAGAGCGTGTTGCGTTATTGCTGTCGCTCACCCGTATTAGTTCGCCCGAGGTGATTGCCGCGTTAACGCTGCATTACACCAGCGCCCTGCCCGCCGAACGTGCGGCGGCTCGCCACGGTATTGAGCTTTCAAACTTTATGCGCGGGCAAAAGAAGCTAGAGCAAATCGCCGCCACGGTCGAGGCCATTAAAGCCATCGACTGGGCCAAGCTGCAATCAACTCATTTGCAATCAAGCGCTTTGCTAACAACCCCTTTGCAACCGAAGCAGGTGGCCTAAATGACTCAATCAGCGGCGTTTCGCCATCTGTTAAATCATTACCGCAGCCATAAGTTAAGCCTGTTACTCAAGGCCACAACGGGCGACAGCATCAAAATCGCGCTGGCGCTCGGCGCGTTAGATTGCCTTTACTGGCAAGCCTTGGGCAACGGCTTAACCAACTTAGCCAAGGGCATTAGCCGCACCATAGTGTATTCGTACCGATATCACCCAATGCGCCTGCCCTGCCACCCGCCAGTCAGCCAAACCAGCGACAACCAAAACATGGAGGCGGCATGAATACGTTTAGCACTAAAGATGGCGTGGTCACGCTATCTAAGCCCTACTTCACCTTGATGTGCGATCAGCAACAAATCGAAGTGAAGTACACCCCCAACAACTATCACGGTTGGGGCATTTGTAAGTCTTTTAACGCCATCGAGTGCAGCGACTTTGGCCAAGCCGACGCCGAAGTATTCGCACTCAACGCAGAATCAAAACTCAGGATAAAAGGAGAAGCAGCATGAACCCGATACAAGCAGCAACTATAGAACGTGAAGAAGGTTATTGGACCCATCCAGATTTGCCCGAGTGGGACGAAGGCGTAACCCGCGCAGAGTGTGAAGCATGGGCAGCACGCCAAGGCGGCGAATTTGTGGCGATTTGGTTTGAACTCGACGCCTCTGAAAACCTCATCGAGCGTTACTTTGACGAGGGCGATACCGATATCAGCGATTGGCAACCCGTTTGCGACAAGGCCGGCTCATTCTTGCTGAGTATTCACGACACCGAAGATGGCCCCGTCGCGCTGTTTTTCGCACCTAACGCCGTTTGA